CCTATTCACTTTAGAGAATATAAGAATCAAGACAGGGTCAAACGGATTCGTTGATCCAGCGGAAGACTGGGTCTTTGCCTCTTACGTAAGGGATGGAGGATTTGCTGCTGAAGACTTTTTCAAGACTAGGCCCGTAGGAGTGAACGATCTTCGTGATGCTCAGAGCAGGAACTACCTGTCTTTCTACACGATCTTTCAAGGAGGATCTGACGGCCTCAACATCTTCGACTTTGAGGAAAAAAACCTTACAAATGCCGCAGTCAGGGCAGACATGGATTACCCAGAACGAGGACGTGAACAAGGTCCGAACGTCAGAGCATACCACAAGGCGCTGGACATCCTAGGTAATGTTTCTGATTTCGACATGAACTTGTTGGCCATACCTGGAATCAGGCATCCCGTCGTGACCGACGAGGCGATATCGGTCGTTGAGTCTAGGTTCGACGCGATGTATGTGATGGACGTTGAACAATCTAACATTTCAGGAGAGACGCTCGACATGTCTAGATACGCTGCGTATGTTAATAATGACCGTGCAGACGTATCGAGCACAATCAGGCAATTCACCGCTCGTGGGTTGAACTCAAGCTTTGCAGCAGCATACTTCCCAGACGTCGTTCAGAGCATACCGTCTGTCGTCTATGGGATCGATAGAGTTGAAGTCCCACCGTCTGTCGTGGTGCTGGGTGCGATGTCGTTGAATGACAGCATAGGTCAGCCGTGGTTCGCACCGGCCGGTGCGACTAGAGGCAATCTTCCTAGGACGCTGCTGACGATAGGAAATGTTTCAGAAAATGACCTTAATTCCCTATATTCAAATAACATAAATCCTCTATACGTCACGAAGAATGCCAGTAACAAAGACTCCGGCGTCGTCATATTGGGACAGAAGACTGTTTCTAGCTCTACATCGTCGCTCAGTAGAATCAACGTTCGTAGGTTATTAATCGAAATCCGCCGTCAGGCAAGAGAAGTTGCCTTGGGACTACTTTTCAGTCAAAATCTTCAAACTACGCTAGGAATATTTTCTAGTGAAATGGGTCGTCGGCTGTCTGTGATCCAAGGCCTGTTTGGATTGAGAGAATACAATGTCAAGGTAGATTTGTCGACAACGACGCAGAAAGATATAGATAATAACACGATCAGAGGCAAGATTTATCTACGCCCCACCAAGATCAAAGAATTCGTATCGTTGGACTTCATAGTGTCCAACGGGTTAGAGTCAGAGATATAAAGTTCAATTTTTTTTTAATAATCATCGATAAAGAATAATTATGCTAGCTTCATTAGCAGGAGAAACCCATCATGGCTGAAACACTTGACGTCACGTCAATGATTCCGAACAAGTTTGAACCAAAACGAAAAAACCGTTGGGTTCTAATGATCGAAGGCATCGACGCTTACATTCTAAAAACCGCAGCTCGTCCTCAGATCACAACTGAAGAAGTTGAAGTTCCGTTCATCAACTCACGTCGGTACCTCGCAGGTAAGACGACGTTCAGCACGATGAACGTGACCCTTCATGACCCAATCGCTCCATCAGGTGCGCAACAGGTCATGGAATGGATCAGGCTTCACTTCGAGTCTGTCTCTGGTCGTTCCGGTTATGCAGACTTTTATAAGCGTGACATCCAATTAAAGATGCTCGATCCTGTCGGCACGGTCGTCGAGCTGTGGGACATCAAGGGAGCATTCATCACCGATGCAAACTTCAACGAAGTCACATATGAAGACGGCGGTCCGGTTGAAATCGCTCTAACTCTCCGCTATGACAACTGTGTATTGCAGTACTGATTGATCAGCAGCATGATGACAGCAAAAGGCCCGTTGTTGGGCCTTTTGTTTTTTTATGGTCTTGGTTTACTTTTTTAAGTCTTGATTACATAATGAAGTAAAGTCTTTTAGGAGATATATGTCAGACCAGAGAGAGACCAAGAACGCAGTATTTACTTCATCAAATGCACCTGCCGGAGTTGACCCAAGAATGCCATCGATTTCTGCAGCAGAGAAGCTGAAGGCAGATTTCGGCCTAGACATTCCAAGTGAGATGGTTCCTCTTCCGTCAGGCGGGAGGGTTTACCCTCCTGGATCGGCATTGCATTTAAAAGAAACAGTAGAGATTCGCCCGATGACTGCTCGTGAAGAAGACATCTTGACGTCAAGGGCTCTTATAAAAAAAGGAACCGTTGTCAACGAATTGATCAAAGCTTGTGTGATTGATCGTTCGATCAACGTTTCTGATATACTTCTTGGTGATCGAAACGCATTGATGGTCGCAGTCAGAATAACTGGATACGGTCCAGATTATACTGCTGAGATTCAATGCGGAGATTGTCAGGCGAAGAATGAGCAAGTCTTCAACCTCGCAGAATTGCCGATTAAACGATTGGATATTGAGCCCGTCTCGGAAGGATCAAATTTGTTTGAGTTTTTACTACCTCACACGAAGAAGAAGGTAAGATTTAAGTTTACGACCGGTCGTGACGAGGAAGAACAAACGGTCACTCAAGAGAAGCAAAAGAAGATGGGTATTCAAACTGAGTCAAACGTCACGACTTCGTTGCATCAATCAATCGTATCAATCGATGGTGTTGAAGATAGATTTAAGATTTCAAACTTCATCAAGATGATGCCTGCCCGCGATTCTCTAGCTCTCAGAAATTACATCCGTGATAATGAACCTGGATTGACTATGAAACAAGACGTCACATGTCCATCTTGCGGACATTCCGAGGAGGTGAACATGCCGCTCGGAATCACGTTTCTTTGGCCTTCGTTCGGAAGATAAAGAAGCTATTATCTTAGAGCCATCGTTTATATTGATGTATTATTGTGGTTTCTCTTACAGGGAAACTTACAATATGCCCGTTGCATATAAACGATGGTTCATCGAGCGATTAAACAAGGAGATGACTCGAAGCCAAGAAGGAAGTAATCAAATTCCTTCTAGAGCTTTGCATCATAATCCCTCAGATGCTAGAGCCCTTATGGGCATGTCTAGATCTGAATCTCCAGCAAGGTTAAGAAGATTTACTTGATTATTGTTTGGATGTTTTTTTTGAATCTAACTACATATATGCATGGTGTCGAAGAGCGAATATTCATCTTATGATGAAGAAGTTACATCGGTGAGTGAGTCATTTTTTTCTTCAATTGCATCATGGTTGATTGATGAAAAATTGGACAACCTGTATGTTGAAGGAACTACCGCACAGATCAATGCTGTAAAAGATGCGATGCTCGCATCGAAAGATTTTCAAAATGAGTTGCATGATCCTGATGCGACTCTGCAAACCATAACTGAGAAATTGCAAATCAAATCGATGGCAGCTAGAGTATTTGAGTCAAAACTAGGCATGCCTTGGTTGCTATGAGGTGAAGCATGGCAACGCCTCCTCAAGGACCATCGGCAAATGATCTAAGCGCGCAAGCCACAGCAATGCAGCAGATGGTCGCTGCAACCCAAGCATTAGCAGCTGCATTTGGACAAATCGCTGGACCTGCTGGAAATGCAGCAACTGCTGGAAACCAAGTTCGTGCATCGATGGATGCTGCTCAAGCTGCCCTTCAAGGTGCAGATCGATCAGCTGAAAAATTTAGAGAAAATCTGCAAAAAAGCATCGACAGCATTGAGAGTTTTAGCGATGCTGCGGGTGTGATGAAAACCATCTTAAAAAACATGGGTGCTGAAGGAAAGAAAGCCGCGGCGGCCTTGGCCGCGGTCGGCGCTGGGCTGAAGGGTATGTCTTCTGGGTTCAAGCTGTCCATGAACCTTGCCAAGAGCTTTCTCAGCGGCGTGACGAGCATGATCGGAGCCATATTCGATTTGTCTGCAGCAATATTGTCGATACCGTTTAAGCTGTGGGAAGGTCTCATCGGCATGGCCAAGGGTGGCGGGGGTGGTGGTGGCGGGCTGTTGGAAGCGATCAACAAGATCCGCGAAGTCTTTGGTGATCCAAAGCAAGGCATAGGAAAAGAAATAATCGACACAGCGCGCGGGCTTGCTGGGTGGGGCGACATGGCTCCGGGTCTGTTTAAGGTATCCAGACAGTTCGGTACGTTGAAGGATACCATAGAATATGTCATGAAGCTGGCAGGTCCTGCTCCTGTCTTGTTCAGCAGTTTGAAGGATCAGTTTGAAAAGACGGGCAAGAACGTGTTCATCATGGCGAAAGGCCTTGGAATCGGTGAAGAAGAATTCCAAGGATTGATGAGCGCCTCAAAGGCCACCGGCGAGTCCATGGAGTCCATTGAGATAAACATGACCAAGTTCGCGAAAGGTCTGTCTTCTGAGTTTGGTCTCAACTCTAAGTTGATGTCTCGTGACATGTCCCGCGCGATGAAGGACGTGAAGCACTTTGCAAACTCAAGCGTTAAGGAAATCGCAAAGGCAACTGCATATGCTCACAGCTTGGGCCTTGAGTTGAAAGACATAACGGGAATCCTCGATGCATTCAACACGTTCGACCAGGCCGCAGAGAACGTGTCAAAGCTGTCTCAGGCTTTCGGCGTCAACATCGATGTCATGAAGCTTGTAGAGGCCAAGACGCCCGATGACGCATTAAAGATGTTGAAAGATTCTTTCGCTTCTGCAGGTAAGTCCGTCGAAAACATGAATCGCCAAGAGCTTCAACTCATTGCATCTACAGTGAGCATGAGTGAAGAAGCGGTTCGTCAAGGATTATCGTCAAAGAATCAAGCGATATCGATGAATCGATTGGCGGCGTCGACTGATCACCTTGCAAAGAAGACGATGACTGCGTCCGAAGCCACGACTGCTCTAAAGAAAGACATCGAACATGTG